GGCATACGATGTATTCCGGCTTTTCCTTGATAATGAATTTACCCAAAGCGCGAAACCTTTCGTTGTCGTAATCTGGGTGAGCATGTCCGTCAGGAATTATTAGCAAGTTCACGTTTACGAACCTCCTCTACTATTGCAGTGTCACGTTCTTGTGGCGTGTTAAAAGGCCCCTTGGCACACAGGTAGGTTAAGTTAGGATCAGCAAGCATATACCAGTATTCCTTGTTATCCTTATCCCCTACTGCATACCTCTCACATCTATAGTCTGTTCCCTCTACCCTTCCGTGGTTGAAACTTCCACCTCTACCCCAGTGTATTTCATAACTCACACGCTCCTCCTGTGCAGGCAAACTCTTGGCTGCTAGTGGTAACGTCTTCCTCTTCAAGTATCAAGTCCCAATCAATCTCTTTTGGTATCTGTTTGTCTCTGGCTTTGTACTCCTGCTCATCGCAGTCTTCGTATGGCGCTGATTCATATGAATGGGATTCATCCGCGCTAGGAAGAAAAGACACTCCAGAAACAATGTCAAAATTTTTCCATACCCAAGCACCAACATCAACCCACTCATGATCCTTGACGTATATGGTAACAGATGGCTTGTGTTCGCACCAGTGTAGCGCAAACCTCTTCCATATCTCAAGATGCTCCAAGGCTGACAGGTCATGTCGAGTGAGAGACTTTTTGGGAGACTTCTGAGGAAATTCAAAAACCCAAGCCTCTGCATTGTATGGGTCAGTGTGGTGCGGTATTCCACAATCAATGAGAGCCTGTGATAGGGGGTCTTTCTTG